CCGCTGGTCAGCTGAAATTGTCCGTTGCACGTATAGCGAGGTTCAGAGCCGCCGCCGAGTGTGCCGACTGCCTCGTCACACACGTTGGCCGCGGCGATCAACTGCGCCGCGGGGATCTCCGAACCGTACTGCGCCTTATAGCCCCACTGGCTGTTGGAAAGATAGTCTGCAATGCAGAGCGCGGCATTCTCGGTATAACCGGTGATGCTGGCGGCAGGCCCGGTGCCGAGATGAATGTCGAAAACCTCGTGAATCATGTCATCGTGTGAATCCATGAAGGCCATGACCTGCACGTGCGATGTGTCCTGCCCGCCCGGCAGCACGATGTTGTCCCACTGCTGCGCGCGCGTGGGCTGGTCATAGACCTTCGTCCATGTTGAGCCGCTGTCGAGCGAATAGTAGATGCCCGCGCTGCGCAGCGAGCCCGGCCCGCTCGAGGGCACCGCCGAGAGTATGTTCAGATAGCTTGCACCCGTCACGTGCGGAAATACCCAGATACAGCCGTAATACTGATGACTGTGCTGCACCGCAATGGTGGCGGCAGTTGAAAAATTCGCATCGAAAGCGGCCTCGGCCGCGCCGTAGGCATGCGTGGTGTCATTGTTCAGGCCCCACGTATAGCCCTGATCGATGCCGCCTTCATACGGGCCCTCGTGCGCGTTGTTGCCCCAGCCATTCATCAGCACCGTGGGCCGGGCGGCGACGTTGTCAACCCGCGGATCATAGATGCCGGTCCTGCCGTGCAGCCGGAAGGAGATCTGCGGCAGGCCGGAAGAGAAGACCTCGTCGTTATAGTGCAGCCGCAGGAAGACGCAGGTGCGCCCGTTGAGCAGATGCGCGGGCGTCCACGGATTGTTGTCGATGGTTTGCAGGTCGCCCGTGTTGCCGTCATACGGAGTACCGTTCAGCATCCCGGTGAAGGTCTGCGTCTGATTGCCCAGCAACACTTCTCTGTAAACCTTCGCCCGGTAATCGGGCCAGAGCGTCGTGACCGTCCCAGTCGTGCCGAGCGAAACATCGAGTCCGCCTGACTGATAGGTGAAGTGCGTGGAATCAACGACTGCAATGTAAAAGCGGCCATTCAGCGACTGGTCGTTGGTCAGCGTGCCGTGGACGTTCTGAATGTCCACCTGATCGCCGTCTTCGAGGTCGATGGTCGTCGAAAGGGTTACGGTGACAAGGCCCCAGACACGGCTGATGGCGGCGATGTTGATGGTGCGCTGCGTCGGCGAGTAACTACACCCGGATGAGTCAAAGAGCAGGCGCCGGTTATCGAAGAGCACCGCGTCGACGCTCTGGCAGGGGTGACAGGCCAGCACGATGACGAGGTCCATATATTTATCGTTGTCGCCGAAGGTGTTGAGGTAGACAATCGTGCCGCCCACCTTGGCGCGCCCATAGACGACGTTCCACGGCATGACCGGGTTGCGGCTGGCGGTCGTCAGCCCGCCCGTTGGCTGCGAGAGCAGCGAGCCGATCCCGCCGATGATCGAGCCGATCCCGGCCAGAATGAGATAGTCGCCGAGCGGGTTCCCCGGCGCCAGAACTTCGAGGACGATGCCGCCGATGATTTCCGCGCCGCCAACGATGAATGAGACAGCTTTTCCCATAGCTCAGATGCGCCACGCGCGGCGCGCGCAGGAAAGCGGAAACGCCAGCCACCCGGTTTCGGCGGCAGCAGCAGCGCGGCCGTCGAGCGCAACGATGCCGAGGATCAGGCCAGACGGAGATGCGAGCAAAACAACATCGCCACGCTGCGCGTAATTCGGCGTTACTCCGCAGCCGAACACCTGATCAGCGACGCCTTCGACAGTCGCGATGGGCGTGGCGATGCGCAGCCGGCGAAGCGCTCCGAAGGCCGAGCGGTAATGATCGCGGAAGGAAACCGCCACGTCGGTTCCGGTCATCGCCAGAACGGCATCGGCGGTGAAGAGGCAGCAGTCGTGTGCGCCGTAACGAAAGGGCGTATCACGGCGCGCTTCAAGGAAGGAACTGAGGCGCGCGGGCCAGTCATCGAAGCGGCGCAGCACAGTCACCCGTTGTTGATGGAGCTGGGCGTTCGGCCCCAGTAAATCGTCACTTCCTGAATCGAATTCACGAACTCCATGCCCCGGTCGCTCGGATAGTCGCGCTGCTGGTCTTCGTTGGTATAGCGACGCTCGGCCGGGACGTTGAGATCCATCAGGCGCGACTCGCAATTGATCTGGATGGTGAAGGTCTTGCCGTCGTGAGAGATGGTGGGCTGATCGACCCGCCCCTGAAAGATAATGACCGGGTCCGGGATCATGGCGGGCGTGGCATCGAAGAGCGCCAGCCAGACCGTCACCGGAAGGCCCTGCCGCAGGTCGGTCAGCGCATCGCCCAGCACCGCCGCATCAATGCCGCTGAGCGTGAGTGTCGTGCCGCGCGCTTCGATGGTCGAGCCTTCCTCCACGGTGGTGATGTTGCCGAAGGTGCCGACGCCCAGCCACGTCTGGCCGTTCCACGAGACGCTGCCCTTACCGCTCCATACGAAGAGCGTGGACGAGACAAACTGAATCTGCACGAATACGGCAGGCCGGATGATTGCCGCCGCCAGCGCAGTGGCAAAGCCGGTGGTTACGTCAGGGCGTGGCATCAGATCGCTTCCCGGATGTCGAAAGAGAGACCGTACAGAAGCCCGGCCTCACTGACCGACCACTTGTTGGCGTTGTTCTTCAGCCGCCAGTAGCCACCAGGCACGAGGCCGACGCCGGGCGGATAGAGTGCGGTCAGCAGCGAAGGCAGCTGAAACACGCAGGCAGCTCCCTTGCAGGACACAAGGAAGGTCAGCCACGACGATGACTGCGCCGGGGTCAGCGGCGGCAGCTGAAGGCTGGCTTCCATGAAGCCTGCGTTCCAGTCCTGAATCTGCTGCTGGCCCGTGAACGGCGACTCGAACGTCGAAACGATCTGGTTGGTAGTGAATTCGACCAGCTTGACTGAAGGCGCGGTCGGCATCGTGACAATCGTCCAGCCGTTATAGGTAGACATCAGCGTGTCGGCTGCGGGGTGCGCAGATCGCGCTGCGCGATGACGCGCTGCGAAGTCATAACCGCGGAATTGTGGGCCGCGATGATCGCGCTCTTCGTCCGCTGCTCAGTCAGCACCGGGTCCGTGCCGCGCGCGTCAATGTTGTAGTAATGCACCGACGGCGTCGCGCCGCCCATCAGCAGCCGCTGCGTCTGATCGGCACTGCTGATGCTGCCTGCTCCACCTGGCGTATAAAGCTCGGGCCCGCGCTCACCCACCAGGTATGCGCTGCCGGGCGAGACCTCGCCGCCGCCCGCCTCGCCGCCTCCGAAGCCGCCTATTAACTTTCCGAGGAAGCCGAGCACCTTGCCGAAGCCGCTGCTCGCTGCCGTCATGTCGCTTCCGTCACTTCCGTCGCCTGAGCCGCCGCCCCAGTCTTCATTCATGCCCGGCAGGTTGGGCAGCTTGATGCCGCCCAGCGGCCCAAGCTTGCCGCCCGGTATGGCTGGGCCGGGCGCGCCCGCCAGCTGCACATAGAGCGCGGTGTCGGCCGACTGGCCGTCCTTCCTCGACATGCTGCCGAGATTGATACCCAGCTTCGAGCCCAGCGCGCCGAGGCCCTTCTGCAGCATGCCCTTCACCGCCTGCTCTTCCATCTGATGGCCGATGTCTTTGAACATCGAGGCCCAGTCAGCCTTCTGCCCCGACATCAGGTTGGCGAGATTACCCGATAGCCTGTCGATAGTCGAATTCATCGCCTCATAGATGATCTGCGAGCTTTTGATGGCGTTGGCCTGTATGTCGAGAAAGAACGCGCGCACGCCGTCCCGCAGACTGCCCATGGCGAGCGCCTGCTGCGCCAGCGTATGCAGGATCTGGTCATTCAGTGCCTTGCGCGCGAGGGCGATGTCGTTGGCGTTCTGTGCGGTGACAGTGATGGCTTCGAGCGCGGCCTGTTCCTGCTGCAGCGTCTTCAACTGCTGCGCATAGTTGCCGCCCGTGTCGAGAGCCGCGCGCTGCCGGTCGGCATTGACGCGGTCGCTGGTCTGCTTGTATTCATCCAACGCGGCCTGACGCTTTTCATCTAACGCCAGCGTTCTCGCTTCATCGTCATAGGCGGCGCGATCAGTCTCGACTCGCTTCAGCTTGATGTCGAGGATCTTCTGTGCGGTCGCCACCTCGTCTCCCGGCTGCCCGGCTATTTGGGCCAGTGCGATGGCGTGCGCATCCATTTCCGCAGCCATCGCGCGCATCGGGACCAGCACTTCTTCGCCTTTTTTGATGTCCCGCGTCAGTCCTTCCTGGAATAACTTCTGGCGGTTCTTTTCTGCCTCCTCGATGCCCTTAATCGCGGCGTCGGAAGCCGCCTTCTGTTGTTTAGCGACCTCCGGTGCTAAAGCACCCTGTGTGTTGACGAGAGCTGCGCGGCCCGCACGCATCTCTGGAGTCGTCTTATCGAAATCCCTGAGAACAAACTCGCTCATGCGAGCCATCTCAGCCGCGACCGGCGTGGTGATCAGCCGCTGCGCGAAAGCAGTGAGCGCTTCCCGCAGCCGCTCTGGTTCTTTGGCCTGCCAGTCAGCCAGCTCCTGCGCCTTGGCTGCTGCTTTTTTGGCAGCCGCTTCAGCCGCCTCCATCGTTTTGATGGTGGCTTCAATCGAACCCAGCCGCTGCCGGGCGGCCTGCATCTGCATGCCGAGCGTCAGTGTTTCTTCGGCGGATAATTTAGACCGATCCGCGGCCTCGGCATCGTCGAGCTGCTTCTGCGCCGCTGCCCGGGCCTTGCGCTGGCCTTCCAGCGTCGAAGCGGCGCGCGCCTGCGCTGCCTGATCCTGCGCGATCAGATCCTGCCCGGCGATCAGAGCTGCTGCGTTCGGACGCTGCGGCGCCAGCTCTTCAGCACTCAGTGACGCGGCAGGCAGGGCCGCGCCGCGCAGCCCGGTCTTGCGCGCAATGTAGTCGTCCAGAGCCTTCAGCGCGCGTTTCACGGCGTCTTCGGTAGCAGCCGCCATTTCTTCCATGCGCGTCTTGACAGCATCGGCGAATGCTTCCACTTCAGGCGGCAGTTCGGTGAAGCCCCGCTTCAGCGCCAGAAGATCCTGCCGGAACTGAAAAATCTGAGTGCGGCTGACTTCATTCAGCGTGCCGCCGAACTTGTCGATGGCATCGGAAGCGGCAGCGAATTCAGGAGTCAGCTCCTTCAACGCCAGCCCGGCATTGGCCGCGCCGAAGATCCGCACCGCTTCCGCAGCCCGTTTTACCGGGTCTTCGATAGCTGCGAACCTGCGCGCCACATCAGCCAGGTCGTCGCTCGTCAGGCCCTGAAGCATCTGGAGCGCGCCTTCGTCGCCGCCGCTGATGCGGGCCGCGCTGCTGATAGCTTCCACGCTGGCGATAGATCGGCCGCTGGTGGCCGCGAGAAGGCTCTGCTGCTCGATCAGCTTCGCCCTGGCATTGGTCAGGCGAACGGTCTCTTCGACTGCCACACCTATCGCGAGGCTCATCACCGTAAACGGCGTGGGCGACAGCGCGAGGCGCACGCCACGGTAGATGTTGACGAAGTCAGTGCCTGACGAGGCAGCGGTGCCGAGAACGAAGGTGTAGCGGGAGACTGCCGCCGTCAGCCCGGTGAATCCGCCGGCGGCTGCCGTCAGAGTCGCGGTAAGCGCGCTGGCTGCGGCGATGCCTTCCTCGCCGATCTTCACCAGCTCGCGGGTGATGTCGCCCGCGGTCTTTTTGGCCTGCTCCGAGGCCTTGTCCATTGACTGCGAAAACTCGGAAGTGTTCGCCTTCAGGTCGATGGTCAGGGTGCCGACGTTGACGGGCATTTATTTCTCTGCGGGCAGTACGTCTGCGGCTGGCCCCCGCCTGAAAATATACAAGTCTCGCGCAAAGCCGATCTGGCGCAGCGCGATCAGAGCCCAGCCCTGCGCACCGTGTTGATTCAGAATCCCCTGAATAGTCGCCTCGTCCGATGCACTGATCAGCTCAACGCGATACTCGACGCTGGGAACCTTCGGCTCTGACTTCGTTTGGTTGTCATGCATTTAATTCACTCGTATCGCCGCGCCCTTGGGCAGGCCCTCCAGCATGCGGATAATGGCGTCGCCCGGCATCTCAGGCGGCTTGACGAAAGGCCGCATCATTTGCTCCGGGAAGGGATGCATCATAAAGCGCGTATCTTCCACCGGCTCTTTGGGACGCATGAAACCGGAATTACAAACAGCGGCGGTCAGACGCGAAAACATCAGCTCGGTAAGCTGCATGTCTTCGATCCTGCGCTGCCGCAGCGCGAGGAGCTGCCGGGGCGTCATGCCCAGCCATTCTTCGTCGCCGAGGCGCAGGTCGTAACGCGCAATCGCCCAGCAGTCGAGCCACGTCAGCCTGCCGCCGCTTTCACTTCCCCCGTGTCGGCCTCGGTGTCTTCCTTCTTCGGCATGGAAGCCACCCACGCCAGCAGCAGGCCTTCGGCGACCTTCGGCAGCGTCTCCGCGTTGATCAGCTCTCCCACCTCTTCCAGCGTGTACTTGGCGCCCTGCTCGCGCAGGCAGAGCCAGAGCAGCGCGCGTATACCCTTCGGCGACTGGCGCACGAAGATACTCTGCGCGCCGAACAGGCCGTTGATCTCCGTCATGGTCTCCAGCTCGCACAGGGTGTTGAAGGTGATCACCAGCTGCCAGTCGTGCCCGTCGAGGCGCACCATCACCCGGTCAATGACCTTGTTGGCGACCGGCGGTTTCACCGGCCTTATGCGACTGTCCATGTCACCGCCCCGGCCACCTGCACGCTGACCTTGAAGTCGATTTTCTTGTTGGGTTCCATCGGGCCGGTCTCTTTCTTGGTGATGTAGCCGAAGCCCGCCACAGTGAGCGTCTTGCCGCCCGATGCCGGCGCCACGATCTGCCACGGAAAGATGCTGCGCGCGATGGCGACCGGGTCGATGGCCTGCTGCGAGGCGTCGCCGATATAGTTGCCGGTCATCTCGATGGTGCCCGGCTTGAGCAGGCCGGGGATGGATTCCTCGGTGGCGTTGGGCGAGCCGAGGTTGGTCACATCGATCACGCTCACCGTGTAATCGGCGAAGGCGACCGATGCGATTTCTGAAATTTCGGTGTAGGTGACAGGCGAGCCCGCACCCATGAAGAATGCTGACCCATAACCGAGTTGAGCCTTCGATGCGACGAAGGCGGGACTGGGAGCAGGCATGTTGGTGTTACCTCTTTCGTGTGGAATTGGCTGACGATTCAGCCGATGTTTTGGTAGTGAACAAAGAACTCGATCAGGCGCCGATAGGTGCGCGAGGCTTCATCGAAGAAATCCAGTTCGTTGTCGCGGAAGATGCCCTGCACAACGGTTGCTTCAGCGTCAGGAAGCGTGCCGCGCCAGCCGCTCAGTACGTTGTCGATGGCGCGCGCCAGCGACTGCGCCTGCGCGCCGTCCATCGCATACACGTCGATCTGAAGCCGGCGCGGCATCAGATCTGTGCGGCCCGCCAGCGTGTAATCCGTGACCTCGGAAACCACCTGATAACTCCATGATGGGAACGGCGTGCCCTTGGGCAGCGACAGCCAGAAGCCGCCAAAGACACACTGCGCGGCCACCGTCGGGTCAGTCTGCACCAGCTGCACGATGCCGTTGTCGATCATGGCTGCTCCAGCTTCGTGACGTCCGCGCGGAACACGTCCACAAAGGCCTCAGCGGCCTGCTCCTGCGCGGTATCGAAGGCGGGCCTCATGTAAGGCTGCGCCGCCATGTTTTTGGTGCCGAACTCTACAAACAGCCCATAGACGCCGGGGTCCTGGGGCCCTCTGCCCTCGTATTTGAGCCCGACGCGCGAAAGGCCCGACTGCCTGTGCTCGTTGGTGACTGTGAAGCCAGCGATGGCATCGCGCAGCTCACCGGGTTCACGGTTCGCAGTCGCTTCCGCCAGCACCGGAGCGCGCGCCTGCGCCGCTTCCAGAAAGACCTGCCCGCCCGCCGCCAGGGCTTTGTGCAGCGTCGAGCGCACGAGCCGCGGGCCCGCCTGGGTGAGCGCGGCCTGCACTTTTTCGAGGCCTTCGATCTTTACCGTGACGTCCATTTATGCGGTGTCGAGATCGAGCAGTTCGACGCAGTTGAGAATCAGCAGCGTGTCAGCCTCGAGCGGCACTTCCACCGACTGAATTACAAAAGTTCCCTTGAGGCAATGGACGCGATAGCTGGCATTGATGCCTGACTGATACATCATCGTGACGGTCGTATAGTTCTGCGTGGTGACCTGCCCGCCCCGCACCACATCGGTCCCGCGTATCGGCTCGATGGCGGCGTAAGCGGTGATGAAGGCCTTCCACACGATGGTTGCGCCTGAGCCGTCGTAGCCCGGCGTGGGCTTCTGGATCTCGATCTGGTGGCGCATCCTGCCGGGATCGAAGACCGGCCAGGGCATCATCGAGGGCGTGGTGCGGGATGGAAACATCAGTAAACCCTTTGCCGCTGCCCGAACGACAGCGCGTCACGTGCGGTGAGCGGCCACTCGCTGACCGCCTGGCCAGCCGGCAGACGCACGTTATACCACTGGCTGATCATGTAGCGCATGCCTTCCTTCACCACCTGCCCGTCGCCTGCCCACCACGGATCGGCCCCGTCATAACCCGATGAAAAGCGCACAGTGATCGCCGATGACGGCTTGGGCGTAAACACCGCCCATGTGACATTCCACGGCGGCAGAATGCAACCCGGCTCCTTTGAGGTGTCCACGATGTAGTCAGTGCCTTCGGTTAGCTGGGTGGTGTTGCCCTGAAAGTCGGTGTACTGGACGAGGTCGACGCTGATGAGGGGCACCGGCGGCAGCTCGATGCGGTAGCTCATCCAATAGTCGAAAACCAGATCCCATTGCTTGCGCACGAGATCGCGCCCCTGCTCACGCTCGGCGAAAGAGCGCGCCGCGCTGATCAGTGAAGTAATAAAGGCGTCTTCCATCGGGTCGGCGGGCGAGCGCTGCGGCAGGTGCAGGTAACTCTTTACCTCGTCCAGCGTGAGAGGCTCGACGAACGTCTGGGGCGGCGACGTCTTCGTGAGCTGGAGCGTGCCGTAGGTGACATATGCGCCCCACATGAGCATGTTGCCGTAGGAGCCATACGGGCCCGTTGACGGATAACCGCCGTACCAGTAATTGACGATCATGCGAGGTCACCCCATTTGGCCCGGTAAATAGCCGCGCCCTGCGAGATGTCGCGGGCGGCGCGCGGATCGCCGCGAAACGTGGAAACGAGCGACAGATGGTCCACGAAGCAGCTTTCGCTGATGCCCAGCTTCATGCCGTACTCCAGGACGCGCCGGCACAGGTCGTTGTCTTCCCAGCCATAGGCGGTGAAGCGTTCATCCAGCAGGCCGACGCAGCGCAGGGCGGCGGCGGTGACCAGCACGCAGACGAAGCACAGCACGCGCGGTTCATCGCGGAAGCCCGAGCCACGTGAGTACTGGTTGGGGTTGCCCGCCGAATTGGTGACCGCCGAAATGATGCCGTATTCCGGCCGCGCTTCTGCTTCCTCACCGAGTGCAGTGAATCCGCCCGGCGTGTTGACCAGCGCGTCGTCGTTGAGAATGATGAACCCATCGGGCGAATGCGTCTCTGCCGCTTCCCGGATGCCGATGTTGACGTTGCGCGCAAACACGAACGGCTTCACGCCCGGCGCAACGGTGACAGCCGGATACTGCATTGCCGCCAGCGCGCCGAATTCGAGACCATCTGAGACCACCACCACCGGCATTTCCCGCTCAGCCAGCCGCAGATTCGCGAGGCAGCGCTCGAGGTTGCGCGCGTTGCTGCTCGGAATGATGACGGCCAGCTTCATGACAGCGGCTTCAGTTCGAGCGGGCCCGCGTGCAGGAAGGATGATGCAGCCGGGAAGAGGTCGCCAATGACCATGTGCCGATAGCCGTCCTCAATAGCGTTGTTCGGGTCAACGCGGTTGTAGAACTCATACTTCCTGACGCGGTCTTCACGGTACAGATAACCGAAGTGCAGCAGGCGCGCACCGATAGGTGTGATCGAATTCAGCAACTGGGCGGGCGCGCTGGAGCAGTGGAAGTTGCCGCCGAAGCTGGTGCGCCTGAAGGTCAGCGAGCGCGATGTCAGCCGGAACAGCGACGGGCGGCGGAATTCCCGATACCAGCGATCCACCCGCACCTGATCCTCGCGGTCCCAGAGATAAACTATGTGCAGCGAGCAGCAGGCGAGCCCGCGCTTCATGGCGTCGGCGACTGCGCCACGGTCGGCGGGATGGAGCACTTCGTCGCCGTCCAGCATCAGGCAGTAATCGCCCACCTGCGCGCCCGCCAGCCAGACCCGTTCAAGCAGGTAGTCCTTGTCGCGCGCCTCGTGAATGCCTTGAAACGGCGAGGAATATACAACGCAGCCTAACGAACGGCAGATTTCGAGGGTTCGGTCTTCGGAATGGTCGTCGAACACGAAAATCTGCTCGCAAACCGACTGAATCGACTCGATCACGCGCCCGATCCAGCGCGCTTCGTTTTTCACGCGCAGCATGCCGAACGTCATGACTCACCTTCTGCCAGCTCTTCCAGATACGCTTCCATCTCCCAATCCCTGCGCCAGATCGCGCCCAGATATGCGGCGTCGCTGCTATTCGCGCCTGCCTCGTACTCTGCAATGCGCTTCAGTTCGGCTGCTGTCCGGTCACTCATGCCGCGATCCTCGTCCACGCCGAGCCCATCGTGCGCGGTGAGGTGTTGCCGCCGTGAATGGTGGCATGCATCAGCTCCCGAGCGTCGTCAGTGTGCAGCTCGTTCAGCGCCCACGCTGCGCCGACGAAGCCGTTGTCTTCGCCCACCTGCACTGCCGGGAACGGGTGAGCCTGCTGCCACGCCCGCCGATAGCAGAGCGACGTGCCCAGCGCGTAATTCAGCGCGCCAGAATACTTCCACCACTGCATGCCGTCGGTGAACTTCATGGAATGAAAGCCCGTCACCGACTTGGCGGGATGGGCCTCAAGCGCGGCCACCTGGGCTTCCATCCTCCCGGGCGCGGAGAAGTCGTCGTCATCGAAGTGGCACACGATCTCACCCCGCGCGCGAGAGCAGCCGAAGTTGCGCTTTGAGCCAATCGGCCGCTGCTCGCTCACGTGGATCAGGCGCACGCCGGGAAGGTCGCCAGCGAGGTCTCTGATGTCGTCGCCGTCGGCGATGATCAGCAGCTCACGACTCATGTAGGTCTGGGTCATATATGCCTGCATCAGTTTCGGGATCCACGGGCGACGATTGCGCGTGACGCACAGCGCCGTGACGAAAGGGACGCCGGGGCTTGTGCGCCGGCGCCTCCTGCGGCACAAGGGCCTGCGTCTCATAAGTAACCTCGGGATCGGCGGCATGCTTCACATAGCCGAGCTTCAGCAGCTCGCGCCCGAGCTGGTCTGCGACCTCGAATTCGTGCCCGGCCTCGACGACGCCATAGACGCCGGACAACTGAGTGAGCGCGATCAGCTTCAACGCGTCAACGTCGCTTCTGCGCCGTCTTCGATCTCCACCGGATCGGAGTTGTTCTCGATTGACCTGCCGCCGACCGACAGCGACTTCGGTTGCCCTGCGACGCGGTAGAGATCGGCGCCGGTCACAGGTTTCTGCAGCGACTTCACGACTCCGTCGACGGTAAAGCGAACTACGGGCGGGATGCCGAGGAAGCTTTCCGACGTGACGGCGTGTTCCGGGCCGCTGCCGGCCGTTTTGCCGTAGTTAGATGGGGTGACTTCATGCGGTTTCTGGCCGGTGAGCGGCGCGGCGTGCGGATCCCGTTCATGCTTTTCATTCATTGGTTTCTCCTTTTTGGCGCGGGCCCGCTTCACTGCCGCGGGCCGCGCTGTCTTCGTTTCCGGTTTAGGTGACCGGCGAGCTGTTGAGCGTTCCCGCAATGTAGCTGCCCGGCCTTTTCACGATCAGAGCCAATCGTTTCTCACCGCGGATCGCGACTAAATTCTTAGTGAAAAAGTCGAGGTGCTCGGTCGAGATTTCGATCTGCAGGGTCATCCTGTCACGTATTTCTGAAGCAACCGGACTGCCAGAGCCGACCAGGAAAGTCCCGGCGGCAATTGACGGCGTGGTCACCACATCGAGACCGAAGACATTGGGTGAGCCCATGATCTGCGGATCGCCCAGAATGTAATTGCCGAAAGTGGTCTTGGTCAGTCTCAGGCCCCACCAGTCATTGGGGTGAAGAACGACGAAAGTCGGCTGCAATTCCGCAATCGCCATGATCTGCTGAATGGCGCGGCCGATTACATCGATGCGCGTCCATCCTGCAGTGTTGTTGAGCAGTCCGGTATTAAACGCGGTCGCCTGGGGAATCAGGCCATGCAGATTCTCACCCGTACCGTCGCCGGAAAGAAGCTGGATTTCTTCCGCCAGATCCACGTAAAAGGCAAGCGAGGTTTCCAGAAACCCGGCCAGCTCGGTGAAGTCGTCCAGAATCTGCCGGGTGGCCGGAATCCAGGTGGCGATGGTTTTGACACGCTCAGAGACCGACTGGAATGTCACCGCGTTTTCCGGCTTCGGCGACGATTCCGGCACCGGCGAGGCAATCGTCATGGGCGAGTTAACCCTGACGAAGTCAATGACCTGGTAATTTGTCGGCCGGGCTGACAGCACATCGCGCACCATGAGCGTGCGCCGCGGCTCCAGCGTGATTTCCGGAATGCGCTCAATAGGCAGCACGCCGGTTGTCATCGCGCCTACTGCACCCGACGTGATGGTCGTCTTGCGCGAGAACAGAGCCGCCGCGGCCTTGCCTTCGATGGTTATGACGGCCCGGCCCGAGCGGTCGCGCATCAGCCGCTGCACCTGCTCATTCTCTTTGAGTTGCGTTTCGAGCGCGGGCGGTCCGTTATCTCCCGCGGCATGCTTATCTGCGATCTTCTGCTCAATCGCGTCAGCCTGTCGCTGGAGCGCGTCGGTCGCTTCTTTGGTTGAGCGCACCACCGCACCCAGCGTCTTCAACTCTTCGGCGGCTTTTGCGTTGTGGGTTTTCAGCTCGACGTGTACCTCTTCGAGCTGCTGATCAATTGTTTTTGGCATTCAGATAACCTCTGGAAAATGGAATTAATTTTCCCGGCATTACGCTGCCGTGATAAGCGCCCTGATCGAGGTGATCAGGCCTTCAGCCGCCGAGTGATCGGAGATCGGCTCGGGTGTTCTGCGCGCGGCTTTCCCGCCTGAAGTGTCGCCGTCATCTTCTCCGGCGTCGGCTTCAGTGTCGAAAAGTGCGCACAGGATACTGTCTGCGGATTTGATGTTGCCGTGGGCTTCCTTCAGGCTGGATGCGGTCGCAGTCGAGAAGCGCCGGCCTTCCTTCTTGCCGCCGATGAGCTTCGACTTCAGCTCGAGCGCGCGCCGTTGCATATAGTCCATGCCCACGTCGCCGTCCGTGTCACTCGCCATCAGGTCGAAGTACAGCGGAATCCACCCGAGCCATGCATCGGTAAACTGCTGCAGCGTAAGCGTCGCGGCCTCGGTCATCTCATCGGCAGTGAAGTCGCCTGACCAGAGCATGCCGCAGAGTGACTCGCTGACAGCGTCGAGCATTTGCCACGGCGCAGCCATCACGACGTTCTCGGTGTACTCTTCGCTGAAGCTGTCTTTGCGGCCGCTCAGGGCGCCGCGCCGCTTCACGCTGGTCACGCCCGCCAGCTCATTCATCGGGAAGGTCACCAGCGAGCCTTCCCACAGGCGCAGCTCCTTCAGGTGCCGCACGCCGCCCTCAACCGAGTCTTTGATGGTGTCGTAACCGATGGACAGGCCCGACAGCAGCCGCTTCTTCAGAAGTTTGTATGCGGTCTTTGAAAACGGGATGTCGTCGTCGATTTCGATCTGCCCCTTCACCCGCAGCGCGTCGGGCCCGTCAATGAGCTGAAGCGAGCCGATGACATTCGAAGGCTCATGCTGCCACAGCAGCTTCACTTCCGGGCCGTGCTCGGCGATGGTCTTCGTGAAAGCGCCCGGCTCGATCACGTCGCCGCCGAGGTCCACGTTGTTGTAAGTCGCGAGCACACCTTCGAAGCTGCCGGCCTCGGTGAGTTGCTTGATTTCCATGCGCAGCGCGCGCTTCGTTTGTTTCATGGCAGTTACTCCTTATGCGGCGGCGGTCTTCGCACTGATCTGGTAGAGGCCCGCTGACTCGATGGCAGGCTCAGGCGTCTGGGCCGGCGTGCCGGGTTCCTTCATGGGCTGCGCGGGATTGCCGGGCAGCGGCTCGCCGGGCGGCAGCGTCTGCATATTGAGCTGAAGATGGTGGTCGTCGCCGCCTTCGACCGGATTCCAGTCTTCGAGATCCCGGATCTCATTGATGCT